GCTCCTACTCTACTACACAACCCGTTGACCACTCATCAGGCAACGGGTATACTAGGCTGTAGGATAATGTATTTCTATGTACGAAGAGGTACCGCATGACCGCTTTACCACAACCAGAAGAGAATGAGAGTGAGCAACCACTCTTGCCACTCACACCAGAGCTTATTGGCAAGATCACGAATCAGCAGACATCTTCGCTCAATGCAGAGCAGATTCGTAAGTTGCGGCGCATCATTCGTCCTGGCTTCTGTGGTTGCGTGGTGATCGTGTGTGAAGATGGTCATGTCGTGGAAGACGGGATCTATCAAGTGAAAAAGTTCATAATTGGGCCTGCTGAAAAGTAGGAACGACGTTTTTCGAGCGTAACTTGATCCTGCAAAGGATCGCATAAAGAACGTTCTCAGCGTCTCTTGGCTAGCTTTGTGCTGGTTGAGAGACGCTGTTTGTATTTTTGGGAGATTGCGATGGAACGAATGAACTGGTGTAACTTCTGTGGCAGATACGACGACGTTGTGAGCATCACCCTGCCAGACAAATACCAACGCACTGACCAGCAGCAAGAAGATCGCATCGTTGTTGATCTCTGCAAGCGATGCAAGCACGAAGTGGAGCAAGAAGGATGAACACAAAAACACGACTCTTTACCCTCATCTGGGATAATTCCAAGATCCCGAATCTGGAATATGAAACCCGCTTCCATCCTCGCCAGTGCGATGGTGTCCACTTCGCCACTGGTATTGTGGCGCTGGATAATGGTGTGATGCATGAGAGCATGAACGCATTAGAGCGCCATCTGAACGCGTATGGCAAATGCCAAGTGCAGTATCACGATGGTGGGGACGAGCCAACTAGTGAGACCGAACAGCAATCGTATGTGTACGCCAATGGTACACGCTACAGAGTGCCAAGGAAAAGAGCATGAGCACAATGGACACATGCCAGATTGACCAATATGTAGAGGCCGCAAACGGGAATGAGTGTGGAGTATGCCCGAATATTGCTGCTCATACTATCGGGCTCACGATTAGTAGCGTCACCTTCTACTACAAACTTTGCCCAGACTGCTGGTCTCGTGTGCTCAAGGCGGCAAAGTTGCAGGAGGCGAGCATGAGAAGAATGCTAGAGGAGATAAGATGAGCCTCGTCATAAAGTGCGAGATGTGCGACCACTCGTATCCATTGGACCCGCTACAGCGACCGCACGAACGCGATGTGCCAGATGAGTGGCTCACGCTTGTTCGTGGTAATCCTCAAACGAATGCGGGTTTTGATTTCTGTTCGGAGAAGTGTCTCGCACAATGGATGTATGGTGACGGATCATTAGAGCAAGCAGACAAACCACAATGTAAGGCACGTCGTTTTCTGTATGTGGAAGATGAGACAGGGGCTAAATACGAGGGTATTTTGCTTGGCAGCGGACCTGTGGTGATTGACTTTGGTCAAAGTGGTACTGCCTCCATGCCATACCGGTACTCATCATGGGGTGCTTTGATCAGGGACATGCCTGATGCTGATCGTATTATCTGGATAGACCAGGAGCAACAAGCATGAGCCTGTACAAGCATCAACCACACCTGCACACACCGCGCAACGTGAACCACGCTCACAAAGAAGAGCAGGCGAATGCAGGTCTTAACCAGCGTATTGCAGTGGCAATCACGAAGATGACCGGGACGATGTTTTGTGCGTACATCTTTGCTCTCCTGGCTCTGCTTGGCTTCCCTGCACTGAGTGTATTCTTTAGTCCACTGGTCGCTGTTTATATCGTCTGGGTGAGCCAAACATTCATCCAGCTCTGCATGTTGCCAATTTTAAGCGTAGGCCAATCGGTGTTAGGTCGCAAAGCTGAATTGCAGGCAGAGGAACAATATAAGACCACCATCAAAACCTACCACGACATAGAGCAAATTATGCTGCATCTTTCAGCACAAGATGAGACCCTCATCCTACTCCAGCAACACATCGAAGAGCAAAACAAGCTTATCCTGCAACTCTTGGAGAGCAAGAAACGCACACGCAAAGTCGAGACGAAGGGGCAAGTATTGTGATCGAAAATGCACCGAACTATGGTGGGGATACGGACAAGTTATGAGCGAGACAGTAAAGTGGTCTGCACTCACAGCAGAAGAGCGGGATCATTTGGTTGCCGAGAAAGTGCTGGAATGGAAGCAGGGGATCTGTGATGGTGAAATGGGTGAGCTGCCATGCTCGCCTGATGGCTGGTTTTGTCAGAAGTGTGGCTATAGTGGTTGTTGGGGTGATGACTATGAACATGAGGAGATCCCGCCACGCTACACCCAAAGCATGAGCACTGCTTGGAAGGTGGTTGAGCATATCACACAACCACCAACCAAACCATTGGGGATCAATGCACCCAATGTTCGCTTTGCCCAATGGTGGGCACACGCAGATCTGTGGGCAATGAGCGAGCGTGAAGCGGCTAATGCCATTTGCCTTGCAGTATTGCGTGTCTGTGGTGTAGAGGTAGAGCCATAGGACGACAACAGTACATCCTGTTGAAATATCAACGTGTAACAAGTATAATGATGTGTATAGACGTATCGTTAGTTCGTGTGTCATTCACCTGACCCGCTCGATACCCTGACAGTCATCGTCCATGACTCTCCTGACGATGTAAATCAAAATCGGCGAGTCTCCCTTTATGGGCCCATAGCTCAATGGTAGAGCAGTCTACAACATAGACGGACGGGGTTCAATTCCCTGCGGGCCCAATGCTCACTGAAAAGTGGGAACAGATGCTTTTCGCATGTTATCTGGCGCTGCAAAGTGCTGTAGGGATAATTGCTCAGCGTCTCTAGATCGCCTCACCGCGATTCTGGAGGCGCTTTTTGTTTTGTATGGAGGCAACATGTCAGTACTCATTCAATCAACCTTCGTCCTGGTCCTGTTCGTGCTCGTACGCTGTGCAGACCTGTCCATCTCGTCGGCCATTGCTCGTGGATACATTCGCGCCGTGTGCTATGGCATCGTTGCTCTTCTCGCACTGATCTACATCGTCATTGCTTTGTTTATTCGGTAGAAGGAGGCTTTGAGTCTGGGCATTAGAAGAAGATTGCAACGATTTGTGGGAATGCGTTGTGCGTTCTCAGCAGTTTTTATCAAGTTCGGGAAATACACCAAGCCAAGTGGAAACGCAAAGCACTACATGTTGATATTCGATGTGAGAGACGCCAGGGGTAGGTTGATGACCGATCACGTCTGGATGCCACTCACTCCAGAGGACCCGGTGTCCAGAATGCGCTTGCGTAGTGGTGAGGTGATTCGGTTTAGTGCTGAGGTGAACATGTACAGCAAGGGCACACGACGACGTAGGTACTTTGACTATGGGCTGGTGCAGCCAAGGGATGTTGAGCGAGTTGTGGTTGAGATAGAGCAGGAAAAGGAAGCATGAGCAAGAGACTGAATGCAGACAAGATTGTGAACAAGATTATCCCTGTGGATCTGATTGATGGGCATCCTGACAACTACAATCAACACCCAGAGGAGCAAATTTCACAATTAGCAGCCTCGCATAATTCCTTTGGTCAGTACAGGAGTGTTGTCGTCGTGGCGCGTCCTGGTGGTCGCTATACGCAGGTAGCAGGGCATGGCTATCTACAGGCAGCCAAGGGCGAGGGATTAACCCAAGTGAGGGCTGATGTGTTACCAGAGGATACACCAGCCGAGACCATCACTGCCATAATGATTGCTGATAACGAACATGCAAAGAACTCGTCTGCTGATGATGAACTGCTTGCACAATTGCTACAGGCTCAGGCTGACGCTGGCTATGATCTGGCTGCACTTGGCACTGATGAGGAAGCGTTGAGGCAAATGCTGGTATCACTTGGTGATGAGTATCTCGGAAGTGATGAGGATAACGAGGATAGGCCAGTCGAGTTCAAAGAATATGATGAGACGATTGCTGATGATCTGGATACTGAAATGTGTGCACAGTGTGGAAAGCTTTGTTTGAAGTCAGGGAAGGACAAGAAATAATGCTTGACTTCATAGATAAGCCAATCAATCCACCAGGACCATATAAGTTTAAGGTCATCACCACATTTGCAGGGTGTGGTGGTAGTAGTCTGGGTTATAAATGGGCAGGTGGCAAGGTGTTGGCTGCTGTGGAGTGGGATGATAATGCTGTGCAGACATACAGACTCAATCATCATGGCACACATGTCCTACATCGTGACATTGCCACCGTTACAGCAGAAGAGTTGCTAAAACTGACTGGATTGCAGCCTGGTGAGCTTGATATTTTTGATGGTTCACCACCTTGCCAGGGTTTCTCTACAGCAGGTAAGAGACAGTTAGATGATCCTCGTAATAGCCTTTTCAAAGAGTATGTACGATTGCTCAGAGGACTCCAGCCCAAGGTCTTTGTGATGGAAAATGTGAGTGGTATGGTCAAGGGACATATGAAGCATGTCTTTGCCATTGCCATGCGAGAACTCAAAGCCAGTGGGTATCAGGTCAAATGTCAGTTAATGAATGCTATGTACTTTGGAGTACCGCAAAGTAGAGAACGGGTGATCTTTATTGGAGTAAGGAATGATTTAGGGATAGAACCAAGTCATCCACAAGCACAAACAAAGCCTGTAACGATCAGAGAAGCCTTTGCTTCTGTGCAGGATGATGGAACTGCTGATAGAGTCGGACCTCATACAAAAATATGGAAAGGAATGCTATCAGTTAAACCAGGAGAAACACAACCAGGACACTTCTCTCATTGCAGGCTTCATTATGATGCGCCTTCTCCCACTGTGCAGAAAGCGAATGGACTAGCTCATTATCACATGTGGCATCCTAAAGAACATCGGGTTATCACTCTAGCTGAATGTAAAAGAATTGGATCATTTCCAGATGATTTTCAATTTGCTGGCAAAATTGGAGATGCTTGGGATCGTATTGGAAATTGTGTACCGCCTCGTTTTATGCAAGCCATTGCAGAGCACATCTATATCAATATTCTCAGTAAAACACAACTCATTGAGCGTATAGAGGAGGCTGCGAATGGCTGATAAGCTGGCTTCCAGAGCGGATTTGTGCTATAATAAACACATGAAAAATGTGTTGTCCGAGCGGTATTGCAAGTACCCCCGGACGTGGACCAATCTATTGAGGAGATTGATCATGAATACCTTACCACCTCCTGCCCAAGATGACAATACCCCATTGAAACGTTGTTCAGCTTGTGGCAATTCTTATCCAGCAACCACTGATTTTTTTCACCGTTATGCCAGAGCTAAAGATGGTCTACAAGTTCGATGCAAGTCATGTGTGAGCAATTATGGTAAAGAATACCGCAACATTCCAGAAGTACAGGATCATCGACGCGAATTAAGAAGAGCATACAAGAAACTTCCTATTGCACGAGCGCACCAACGTAAATATGCCAAGAAATACTGGAAAAGACCAGAGGTGCTTCAACGCAAATATTGGAACCGCAATCCTGAGCGATTGAGAGCTTATTATAAACTCCCACATGTACGAGCCAAGAAAAATGTTTATGGGCATAATCGGCGTGCTCGCAAAAGTGCTGTTCCTGGCACACTGACTCCTCAGCAGATCCTAATTAAATTAAAAGCACAAAAGTACAGATGCTATTATGCTGCTTGTGGTTACGCCAAATTTGAGAAAATTAATGGAAAGTATATCTATCATCTCGAACATACTGTTCCCTTATCACGTCCTGAAGCTTTACCACGGCATGATGTCAATTATGTTGTGCTGTCTTGCCCTACTTGCAATCGGATTAAACACAACAGGTTGCCTCATGAATGGGGAGATGGAGGAAGGCTGTTTTGAGTAAAAATGTGGACAAACAGGGGGGGACAATTCACCCCCCAACTAGCCGTAAAAATCCCCCTACACGTGACGCCAATGCAGCCCAAAGAGTGGCGCTCGCTGTGAAGCTGAGAGCCTCGAAAATGACCTATGACGCCATCGCAAAGCAATGTGGCTACTCCAATGCTTCAGCGTGCAGAAAAGCAGTACAGCGCGAATTAGACCGTGTTGTCGTGACCAATGTGGATACCTTGCGACGTGAAGAAATGACCATGCTGGATAGTCTCCAGGTCGAATGCATGAAACTGGCACTGGATAAAGAGAATAAAGGGCGTCTCTTCGCCATTGACCGCATTCTGGCTATCTCAGATCGTCGCTGCAAATTGATGGGCCTTGACAAACGACCAGAGGAAGATCTGACACAGCAGGCATATACAAAAAAGATCGTGCTTATGCCGTCACCAACAGGAAACCAGGATCATGACACAAATAGCTAACACAATCGAAGAGACCTATACCGCTTATGGCAGAATTAGTGAACTGTTCACGTCTACTGCCAATGAGATCATGCTTGAAGGTCCAGCGGG